CTACTAATGCTCCACCAACTTGAATAGCTTTAGATAAACCAGCATCCATCGGATCTAAAATACCTTCTGCATACTTAGTCATTGCCTCTGGATTTGTCCAGTCTATATCCTCCCCCCAGTTTTGTTCAGGTGTAGGTGTGGTTTTATCTTTCTTACTACCATCGTAATCTTGTTTTGGTACACACATCATTTTAACTGGATCATACTCTTGACCAGGAGGGCAAGTTGGAGTAGAGGTTGGGCTAGGAGCAACAGATCCTACTGAAGTAGGTGCAACAGGTGTTGTTGGAATAGCTTTTGGAACTCCTGGTCCTGTGTAGGTATAGGATGATCCAGGTACACTATACCCTTCCATAAAACCTGGAGGTAATGGCATAGTAGGAGATGTAATATAACTCTCGCTTTTAGCTCCAGGTAAAGCTAAAGTTCCTACAGCTGCTTGAACAGGCGTAGGGGTTGGAGCAGGTTTACCTGCCATAACTGGTTCAGTTGTTTTAGAAGCTGAGTTAGCAGTTTGCATTTCTTGAGGTTTTTGTTCAGCACCAGTCCTAGTTACTCGAATACCACGTTTAGCTAACTCATCCATAATCTGTGGTTTGTTTTGAACCATTTGCATAAACTTGCCGATAACTTCATCTACTTTAGTAGCATCACCGTAGGGTGACTGAGCCATACCGCCAACTGCAAAACTTACAACTGCACCACCTTGATTAAAAGCTTTATTAATAACTGGATCATTTTCAGCTACATAAGCTATTTTATCTATAAGACCACCATCAGCTACACCAGTAGTCATCATCTGCTCAATCTGAGCAAGGTCTTCATCAGTGATATTAGATTGTCCATCAGGTGTACCTTGAGGCATACCTTCTGGCATTATTGGTTCACCACCGATCCTACCATCTTGCTCCATAGACTGTAAGCCCATCTTTGCTTCGTTACGCATTTCTTCAAAGACTCGTACACCAAAGTAACGAACAACATCAGCAGGTACTACATACTCACCTTCAGACAATTGCGCTGGGATGTCGTCACGTACTTCCTTAGCAAGTGAACCTGAGGGTACTTCATTACCTGACACTGGATCACGATTCATACCGTCATCAGCAATGCCACCCTCTTCAAACATTTTCATTTGGTCATTCATAATTCCACCCCGTGCCATGTCTTTTGGTTTTCTAGTGCTTGATCTACTTATAGCATACTGTATTGCATCTTCTTTGTATCTAAACTCTGGAAGTTCTTCTCCAGTAAGATAATCTACAGGGCCATGTTTTTTAACGTAATCTCTTATTTGATCATCAGTATATTGCCTGCCATCTTCAGATACAGTTGGCATAGTATAATACTTACCTTCAATTTCAAAAGTAGTAGAACGTTCAGAGTAATCTTCTCCTGTTTCTGGATTATTCCAAATAGTTCTACCAGAGATTGTTTTTTCACCTGTATCAACTGGTGGTTTTATAGATGGATCAGGCATTAACATATTCCCTAAGCTGCTTTAGTTTACGGATAGCAGTAGCTTGACCTTGAAGTCGATATAAAGAGTTAGCTTGATCTGTTTGTTCCATAGACCTATGTATATCATTCAGTCTATTTTCTAACTCTTGGACAAAAGATTCCCATAAAGGTTTGTCATTTACTAAAGATTTTAGATTATTCATGCAGCACCTTGTCCAGTATTAGCTGAAAAGCCAGGTTCTCCAGGAGTAGGTACTTGACCTGTTCCTATAGTACCTCCGCCAGCGCCCGTAGGATCACCTGCCTGAGCACCTGCAGGACCAGCCTCAGGGGATGCTGGTTTTCCATCTGGACCTACTTGAGGTGCTGGTGCTGGATTAGCCTCTTTCCATTTCTTTAAGATCTCAGCTTGAATTGTGGCATCAGACATAGAGTTAACAATCTTATCTGGGTCAAGATCCATAGACTTAGCAATCTCACGGATGATGTAATCCATCTTAGCAAATGGTGCTAGTACTGGATTCTGTACAACCTGTAAGAACTGCATCAAACGTTGACTACGTACTTCATTAGCCATTAAGCTTTCTGTACCACGAGCTTTAACATCAAGATCACCTTTGATCTCTTCGTCGTAATCAAACTGCATGTTAAAGTTAAAGAAAGCTTTAGCAAGTGGCCCTAACAAATAGTCATCTACGTTTTTAACAACATTACGAATACTACCATTAGCTGCTGACATAAGCATAGAGATACCAGAAGCAGTACGTCCTACACCAGATACACCTGTCTGACCGTGAGCAAAGGAAGGAAATCCTGTAGACTCATCCGACAGCACTCGTGCTTTATCAAACATCTGCATGTTTTCATTAGATACGTTGGGAAACTTAGTACCGTAAATAGCTTGTCCAGGTGCTCCACCTTGACGACGAAAGACTTTTCCAGGATACACAGAAAGATCCTGTCCTGGAACTAAGTTAGTTTCATCTACCTCAATCAACATATTACCAGATAATGCAGCGTTGTCAACAGCCATACGCATAAAGCCATTCATTAAAGTCTGAGTATCATCCATGTTCTCAGCAATACCTACACCAAACAAACTGTAAGGACTTACTTCATAAGGTACAGCATAGTAAGGAATAAGAGTTGGAGTAAACGGATTCATAACTAAACGAAGAACTTGATTGTTACAAATCCAAATGTTAACAGATACTTGATCTAAATCTTTAAGGTCATCTGGAATATCTACGTCATGACCTTCAAGAACTTCTACATCTACATTACCCCAAAACTCTAGTACTTCATAACGTTCTGCTCTAGAATCATTGGAGTCATCTTCCATGACTTGTTCCCACCACTCTTTAGTATAGGACTCACCCATACCAACTGCAGTGTCAATAGCATTTTTACGAAAGAAAGGTCTACGTTTAAGAGCACGTATCTGAGTACGTGACATTTTGTGACGTTCAATTACATACTCAGCTTCATCCATATTAGCTGCATCTGGATCTGGGTAGAAGTTCCAAATAGATACAGAAGAAGTTTGAGGTACTGTTTTAATTGTAGGTTTATATTCACCCTCTATATACTTAGGGTATTCTTTATCTACAGCAAATGGACCCTTCATTACACCTGTACCGAACAAGGCACATTCAAAGGCAGCAACACGTAGTTGTTTGTTTGCGTTAGATTCTTCTAGTTGATCATGGATTTTCTTTTCCATTTTCTTTGCAGAAATCATTGCGGGGTGTACAGTAATCTCTGTAGCAGTTCTACCATTACCTTCTTTAAGCATATCTGCTACAGGTGCTAGTTTACTCTTTGCACCTGCAAGACGTTCTCTAAGGTCTACAATAGTTTCACCTGGAAGTAACGATGTATCTTGAGGACTAAATTGTTCTTTAGCCTTACGCATATCATCATTAGATTCAAAGTATACAGATTCAACCACACCTTCAGGTAGTGTAGTAGGATCAACAGAAATTGGAAATTTATTATTACCAAAGAGTACTTCTACAATTTGTCCGTAGGCAGCAAGAACTTTTGTCTTAGTAACCTTAACAAATATGCGAGACTTCTCTGTAGAAGTAAACTGTACATCTGGACCATAGAGACCCCTGTAGTTACGATAAGCTTGTACCCAACGTGTTTCTTCAGTCTCTCTTGCAGTAGAAGCCTTAGAGTAATGCTCCCTTACAAAACCAACTACAGTACCTGCGTTAGGATCAGAATAACTATCTTCGTCCATATCTTCTACGGCATTAGACTCTATTGAATCCATAGCCATTTCATTTTCAAAGAGATCATCTTCTTCCATGTCTTTTCCTTAGTAACCGAAGGTTGGGTCGCTTGCTTGAAAACCTGAATTAGATGCAGGGTTATAATCAAACAAACTACTTCTAGGTCTTGTCATAACACCATATCGTAAGGCATCATATAAGTGATCTTCAGCATGTGTATCTACATCTTCGGGATTTTTTTTATCCAAAGGTAGTGCTGGTAGTTGAGAAATAATATTAGAGCAGCTATTAAAAAACACTAGTCGAGGTTCTTCAGTCCACTCATCTACTTGTAACCTTCTATGTAGTTCGTTCTTACCTGCTACACGAGAGCCTTTAGATCTATCTGCAGGTCTCCAATGACACCCACGCATAATCATTTGTTCTGCTAGAGAAGGACCAGTATCGCCACGCTTGTGCCACAAACTACTGTCAAGCACACCATAACGTATCTTCTCTTCTGATTCAACCTCTAATATCATATCAGCTAAATCAGTAGCAATAACTTTAGATACATACATCTCCCTATAGACAATCAGTTGCTCATCAGGAGCTACTGCAATCCATACAACCCCTGTGTAAGAGCCGTAACCGTAGTCACATGCACGAAACTTAGCCCAGCTATCAGGTATATCAAAGGGTTCTACTACGTGTATATGCCTATTAAACTCTGAGAAGGCTGCACCTTCGTTAATATCCCAGTCACCTTCTAGTAACTGCCTACGTTGATGCTCAGGTAGCGACAGAAGGTTAGCTTCATACATGCCATCTTCAGCTAAGTAGCAGGTATAAACCTACGTTTAAAGAGTGGTTCGCCTTCTCTAGTGTGACCCTTAGGCCAAGTGATAGTTTCGCCTGTTTCCCTGTCAGTAGCCCAAAATGCAGTGTCAGGTACGTCAGGATCAATGAAAGTCTTCTTAACCCACTGGTGTCCTGGGCCTCCTGGGTTACTTGTAGCCCTCATGTGGAGGGGTAACCCTGAATCTTTAGTGGTACGTAGCCTTGAGCGCATGTAATCCCAAGGATAAGGCGTAGGCCACTGTGTCATCTCGTCAAAGCCAATCCAATTAAAGGCTTGACCCTGATATCTCATCACATCATCGTCCCTATCTAGGTAGGACATCCACAAAGTAGCTCCCGATGGTGCAACCCAAGTCTTATCCCGTTCCATAAACTTAATCCCAGGTATTGCCTTGGGATAAAGGAGCTTGGAAACAGATATAAGCTCTCTTAACTCTTCTGTACTCCTACGTACCAGCAACATTGTGGCATGTGGATTGTTTAACCAACGTACTGGGTCTGCAATCATGGCGTATGACTTGCCACCCCCAGCAGATCCACCATATAATACCTCTTGTTCAGTCGAAGCTAAGAAATCTGTCTGTGGACCTGGGTTAGGTTCAAAGATAATCTCTCTGATTGCTTCTTCTACCTCAAACTCAGGCGGCTTGACCTGTGCTGGCACTGTTTTCTTTTCTAACTCTTGCACCGATACGTTGGTTTTCAAGCCTTTCGGCTTTCTCTGCGGCTTCTTTGTACTTTTCTGCATAGAAGCGTTGGATTGAAGCTTCTTTTTTACGTTTTTGCTCAAGTTTAACCCTCTGCATTAAACCCACATGAGAGATGTAGCGGCCTGAGGTAGTACTTAGCCAATTAGAAACCTCACGGAGACTGTATTGCTTAAGATACTTCTTAGCTTGCTCAAATAATTCTAACTCTTCTGGGATTGGTAACAGTATATCAGAGTCTTCAGGGTCTTGTCTATAGCCAAATGGTATAACCCTACCAACTCTTACAACTGAAAGCCATTCATACTCTCCATCTACCGAATCTGGTTGAGGGAGTTGCCAAGTTTTTTTAATCTTCATAATCTTTAGGTGGCAATATAAACAAAGGACTATCTGATTTGACTTCTACTTTATCTGTTTTAACAAATCCAGCCCTATCTAATAGATCTTTTGCTGCTGCCATCTTCTCTTTGTTACCCAAGTCTGTAGGGTTTTGCATTATATCTAACATGGAGAAAGCAGCTTGTGGCCCACGAGTAGCTATAAACTTCTTCGTGAGATCTGCAATCTCTTCTTGTAGTGTGTTCATAATTGTAGTCGAAGCAGTCCCAGAGGCATACCCTGCTAGCTCTGTAGCTCGTGCAGGGATACCTCGTGCTTCCTCAAAAAGGACAGCTAGGAACTTCTCTTGCTTTTCAGTAAGATTTCTCATTAGCAATCACATTTTTTACAGGAACATTCCCTATTAAGTAACGCACGTAAAACACGTTTAATATATTTCATTATGTTTTTTTCCTATATGGTTTTACTTTTGCTGCAATTTTTTTAGGTTGAGCTACAAATTGTTTACCTGCAGCTTTACCTTGTCGCTTAGCTTTTGTTGTAGCAGCATACTCAGAAGAGCTTAAAGACTTAATAGCTTTCTTAGGTAAATATCTTTCCCCAGTAGCCTTTGAACCTTGAGTAGATGGCTTACCACTTTTGGTAGTCCATTTTTGTTTAGTCCAAGATCTTAAACTTTTCTGAGATTTAGCAAGGGTCATGATTTATAACCCCCACCCGCTGCTTTATAAGCTTTTGCAACCATCTGTGCTTTACGTGCAGACCATTGACCTGGAGCACCACCTTTGCCTCCAGCTTTTATCCTGTTAAAGATTTTCTTTCGTTTATCAGGATCAGTATAATTACCAGCTGAATTAACGGTAGATTTTGCCTTTGATTTCACCACGAGTAATTCCTATATCTATTAGGTCTTTGTCTGACATGTTCATAAGAATCCAGTAATCTGCTCGAAGCTTCTGGCTCTTTTGAAACTTAGTAATTAATTTTTTAAACATGGTATATCTCCTTTGTTACCAGAGGCAGTTATACCATAATTAAGTATACACTTATATAGATAAGAATGCAACCCCGCTATGCACTATATAACGGAGTTGCGTTTTTATTAGTATTTACCTGTCACACCAAACTTCTTTTTGTGATCAGCGATAGACTCTTCTTTAAGACGTGTAGTATACCTTTTACCTTTAAAATCAAAAACAGCATTATCGGCAGCACGTTCTTTTTTAAACTTCTCTTTAAAAGTCATTTCTTTATTTGGACGTTTCTTAGGCCGAACAGATATTTTAGGAGATAATTTAGAATCTACTGGAGGCTTAGGTGCTTTACGCTTTAAGCTCCTTTTGTTCTGCATTGGTTTCTTACGTGCAGCACTAGGATTCTTAGCTTTATTAGGTAAAGGTGTACGTGGACCTATCTCAATTTCACCTTGACTAAGATTATCAGCTTTAACAGCTGCTACACCAAGACCC